AGAAGGTTACTTAAAGATTATACAGATAACGATTTTTTATTATTGTCTGGAGATCCAAAAGTAATTGGTTTAGTAATAGCTCTTGTTTGCGATATTAATAATGGAAAGTATAATACGTTAACATGGGATAGGCAGGAAAAAATTTATTACCCTAGTCCATTTAACATACATGAAAGAGGAGAAATAGATGAGCAAGATAAATTATGAAGAAGATAGAGTACATTCGATAACACAAGCAGATTCTGCAAAATCGTTATCAGATAAAGTTATAGAATTAAAAAACTTAGAAGACGAAATTGAAAACGCTGAAGAAAGTGTTTCTAAGTTAAAAGAAAAAGCAAAAACATTATCGCAGTTTGAGATACCAAAGATGATGGAAGAAATGCATATTACAAAATTAAAGTTGAAAGATGGTGAGTCTGTAGAGATTAAAAAAATCTATGGCGCATCTATACCTCCACAACATCAAGAGGCAGCTTTTACATGGCTTCGAAACAATGACCTTGGTGATATTATTAAAAATGATATTACCGTTACCTTTGGTCAGGGCGAAGACAACAAGGCGAGCGAATACGCAACCCTTGCACAAGGTCAAGGGTTTGAACCCGTCCAGAAAGTTGGCGTTCATCCTATGACACTTAAAGCAGTAGTTAGGGAGCGTCTCGAATCTGGACAAGAGATGCCCTCTGACATAATTAAAACTTACGCAGGTAACAGTACAAAAATAACTAGGAGATAGATATGAGTGACGAGAAACAAGTAGCAACAAAAGAAGAAGCAGGATTACCTTCATCAATATTATTTGAAGAGGATGCTGGAGCAGGTTTTGAAAATGTAAGGACAGAAAGTCAAGCCTTACCTATTTTAAAACTTTTACAAAATGGTTCTGGAGAAGCGCAAAAACGTAATCAAAATTATGTTGAAGGTGCTGAACCTGGAATGTTTTTAAATATAGTTACGAAAAAACTATATAATGGAGCAGAAGGAATACAGGTTATTCCTTGTCATTATAAATTAGAGTATCAAGAATGGGCTGATTTTGGAACTGGTTCTAATAGACCAGAAAACATTTATTCAGCTGACTCTGATATCTTATCAAAAACAACCAAAGACACATCTGGTAAAGATAGGTTAGATAATGGTAATTACATTCTAACTGTTGGTCAACATTTTGTGTTGATTGCTGAAACAGACTCTGTTGAGCAAGCTTTAGTATCTATGAGTTCATCTCAAGGTAAAATAAGCAGAGGATGGAACTCTATGATGTTGTCTATTACCTTTGATGGTAAAGATGGAGCTTATAACCCATCTTCTTTTAGCCATACTTATAAACTAAGTTCAGTTTTAAATTCGGGCAAAGGAAATCAATGGTACGGTTATAACGTTGTTAAAGTTGGTCAAGTTAAAGATACAGCTATATATGAACGTGCAAAAAAATTTTACACTAGTTTAGCTAGCAAATAGTGTAAATAGTAGGCGGTCGATGGAGACGTAGGCCGCCTATGTTTAATCAGAGAGCAATATGAAAGAGTTAAATAAATTTATATATATATTTGAGGGTTTAGACACTGCCCATGGTATCACTAAAAAAAGTAGTGAGATTAATGAAAAGGGTAAAAATAAAACTACTTCTTTTACAATACATAAACCACCAGTAGAAAAACTGTGGCAAGATCATTTAGATGGAAAAGATCCTGGTTTAGGTATAATTCCAATCAATCAAGAAAACAAATTAAAATGGGGATGTATTGATGTGGATATATATCCTGTCGATCACCAAGCATTTGTTAAAAAACTTCAAGAAAAAAAGGTTAAAGCCATAGTGTTTCGTTCTAAATCTGGAGGAGCACATATTTTTATGTTTACCAAAACATTTGTTCCGGCGATAGTTATGCGAACAAAATTAAAAATGATTGCATCTTCCATAGGTCATGCGAGAGCAGAAATATATCCTAAACAAGATTATATTAATGTAGCTAGAGGTGACACAGGTAGTTTTTTAAATTTACCTTATTATGATTCTAAAAATTCTGTGAGATATGCTTTTAATTCTAAAGGAATTAAAATGTCTTTAGAAGAATTTTTTGATTATCATAATGAAATGGCAATGACAGAAGAAGAATTAACAAATTTTACTATATCTAATAAAACAGAAGAGAATGATTTTTTTAAAGGTATGTCTCCATGTCTTGTTACATTATTAAGTGATGGTGTACCAAATGGTCAAAGAAATAATTGTATGTACAATGTTGGTGTTTATCTTAAAAAAAGATACCCAGAAAATGATGAGTGGCAAGGTCATATGCACATATATGATTCAAAATTTATGCAGCCACCTTTAGGTGCTAATGAAATAAATGTTTTAAAAAAATCGTTAACCAGTAAAGACTATCAATATAAATGTAAAGATGAACCTATATGTAGTTTTTGTGATGCTAAAAAATGTGCATTAAAAGAATTTGGTATTGGTGATGATGGTCCAACACCTGAAATTACAGAAATAAGAAAATATGAATCAGAACCTCCAATTTGGTTTGTTTCATTAGATGGGACCACTGTTGAAGTAGATGGTGCAACACTTCATGATGCAGAAAAATTTTCTGTAGCATGTATGGAACAAATTGGAAAACCTTTAATGCCAATTCCTAAACATGCGTGGAGAAAAGGATTAATAAAATTAATGGCAGTATGTAAAACAATAACTGCACCAGACTCTTCTAAAATTAGTGTGCAATTAACTGAAATTTTAGCTGATTATATTAATAGAACTCCAGGTAGAGATAAAGATGACATTTTAAGAGGTGTAGCTTTCACTGATAAAAATGGTGTTACTATGTTTAAGTTTGCTAATTTTTGGAAATATTTATTAAGAACTAAATCTTGGGCTGATAAAACTTACCCTAAACAAAAAACTATGAGAATGTTGCAAGATTTATTTCTTGCAAAAGAATCTACTCCAAAAATAGATGGTAAAACACATAGGGTTTTAGAAATGAAACACCTTATGCTAGATAAACCAAGCACAAAAAAATATGAAATGGAAAGTGAACCATGGCAGTAATTAGAAAAAAAATAATGGGGCCTCCTGGTACAGGTAAAACACATAGACTAGTGCATCATTATTTAAATGAAGAGATTAATAACTTGCACACAGATCCAAAAAGAATAGCTTATGTTACTTTTACTAAGGCTGCAGCTTTAGATGGATCAAAAAAAGTTCAAGATGTATTTCCTGGAGTAGAACTTTTATATATATCTACTTTACATGCAATGGGTACTAGAGAATTAGCTATTTCAAGAAAACAAGTTCTTACAGGGATTAAATGGAAACAGTTTAAAAACGTTTATCCTGTTTACTCAGGCATAAATTTTGACTCATACATAAATGAACATGGAGCCACTATAAATCAAGATAGAAATTTGCAAGTTATAAATTATTCTAGAGCTAAGTTAATAACTTTAGAAAAAGCTTGTATCGATTTAAGGTATCATGAGGGTGCGGTAGATATATTTTTTGTTAAACAATTAGAACGAGATATTGAATATTACAAAGGAAAAACAACTATGTATGAATTTTCTGACATGATTAAATTATTTGTTGATGAAGAAAAGCATCTTGCTCTCGATGCTATTTTTCTTGATGAAGCCCAAGATCTAAATCCCTCACAATGGAGAATGTTTTTTTACATAGAAGCTCTCTGTAAACGATCCTACATTGCGGGGGATGACGATCAAACAATTTTTAAATTTCAAGGTGCAGAATCTAATACTTTTATAGATTTAGAAGGAGAAAGAGACGATCAAGAACAATCTTATAGGGTACCAAGAGCAGTTCATAGACAGGCATTAAAAATACTACCTCACATAACTAAAAGAGTTAATAAAAAATGGTATGCTAAGGACCAAGTAGGAGAGTTTATAGAAAATTGTTTTTTAGAAGAAATAAATTTTAGTAAAGGAGAGTGGATGGTTTTAGCAACAACAAATAAATTGTTAAAAGAATTTGCAGAACATTTTTATAGAGAAGGATTAAGAATTTTTGGTAAAGGAAATACTATTTTGCCACAAAAAACATTAGAAGCATATAGAACTTGGATTAAATTAAATCAAGGTGAATTAGTAAACATGGATGATGCTAAAAAAATATGGGAATATTTAAATTACAATAAAGGACATATAAAATATGGCTATGCTAGTGGTAAAACACTAAAAGGTGATGAACTAGTTTCATTAGATATTTTAAAAAAGGATCATGGATTATTAATTGAGGGTGATTGGCAACAGCTTAATTTTGATGACGATGTTAAAAAATATATAAAAAGTATTATAAAAAGTGGAGATGATTTATCAACAGATCCAAGAATAGAATTGTCCACGATACATGGTGCAAAAGGTAGAGAAAGAGAAAACATTATTCTATGCATGGATTATGGGACAGAAAAACAATCGGAAATGTTATCACAAAAAGCATTAGAAGATCCGGACACTTCACATAGATTATTTTTTGTTGGTGTAACAAGAGCAATGCAGAGATTATATATCTTAGCTCCACTGACAGCAAATTATTATAAAATAGGAGAACAAATAATATGAGCCCAGCAGCAATGGATTTATTATTTTTAACAATCATGACTTCGGCATGGATATGGATAGTATTATGAAAACATATGATAAACAAATAGGTGGAAACCATTACCAAAAATATAAAATACAACCAAGCAAGTTTGTAATTGAGAACGAATTGCTTTACCCAGAGGGGTGTGCTATAAAGTACATCATAAGACATAGAGACAAAGGAAAGAAACAAGATCTTGAAAAAGCAATACATTTTATAGAAATGATAATCGAAAGGGATTACAAATAATGCCAAAAGCTCAAACAGAATGGAACAGTCCTACTTCTTTTCCAGATTTAAAAGACCACAAGTACATAGCAATTGACTTAGAGACTAGAGACCCAACGTTAAAAACACGAGGCTCTGGCGCATTAATTGGAGAGGGTGAAATTGTAGGAATAGCTGTAGCTGTAGAAGGATGGTCTGGATATTATTCTTTTGGACATTTAAAACAAAATCATTGGGACGAACTTAGTGTTATGAGCTGGATTAAAGATGTTTGTGCATTGCCTGTTCCTAAAATATTTCACAACGCTATGTATGATGTCTGTTGGTTACGAGCATATGGAGTTAAATTTAATGGACACATTATAGATACAATGGTTATGGCTGCATTGGTTGATGAAAATAAATTTTCTTATTCTTTAAATAGCGCTTCTTATGAATATTTAGGTGAAGTTAAAGATGAAACAGCATTAAGAGACGCTGCACATAAAGCTGGAGTAGATCCTAAAGCTGAGATGTGGAAACTACCTGATATGGACGTTGGTTCTTATGCAGAACAAGATGCTGAATTAACTTTAAAATTATTTAAAAAGTTATCTAAAGAAATAAAAAAACAAGACCTTACACAAGTGTTTGATCTTGAGACACAGTTATTCCCATGTTTAATAGATATGAAAGTTAAGGGCGTTCGAGTGGACGTTCAAAAAGCTCATACAATAAAGAAAAAGCTAGCATCAGAAGAAGAAATATTACTCCTAAAAATAAAAAAAGAAACAGGAATAGAACCTCAAATATGGGCAGCAAGATCAATTGCCAAAGTTTTTGATAAACTAGGTTTAGAGTACGAACGAACTTTAAAAACACAAGCACCCTCTTTTACTAAAAATTTTCTTTCTACTCATGAACATCCTATGGTTCAATGTATAGCAAAAGCTAGAGAGATTAACAAGTCAC